TACGATACACTTTTAGGTCAACTTCCAAAAGAGTGTGGAGAGGTTGTTGTTCCAGATGAAGAGGATGATACCGAAGGTGCTGGACTTGTTCTTGAATTAAATCAAGGAGATAGTTTAACGTTAGGTGGCGAGGTTTCGTACATCAAGTCACCCTTTGCAGTTTATGGAACCACCGCTCGGTTTGGAACGGGATATTATTATCCACTATACTTGACACCGGAGCGAGCAGAGGGACACAGTGGTTTTGATATTAGTTCATTTTACAGAGGAAAAGATAGACCAAGTAATCTTGGAAGAGGTGACGGAAGAAAATATCATGAACATGTTTTTGTTGAAAATCCTTCGGTAACATTTTACATGCCAGATAACTCGGTTGGACACGCACAACCAACACCAAACGGATTCCCGGTATTTAATCTTCCGGAGGTTGTTGTCGCTCCAACAAAACGATCAGCGACCACAGATGATATCGAAAAATATAGTGTGAGTGCGTGTTGCGTTTTAAATGAAAAAACAAATGTTTTTGAGTGCTCCAGAAAAACGAGAGGAGAATGTGAAAAAGTGAATGGATATTTTAGTGAGCCAGGTGAAAAGGGAACCGTGAGTTGTGATGAACTTCCATGTCCCGACGCACCAGCGATTTTAAAAGGTAAACCAGTGCCACCTAAAATTAAAATGAGTGATTTACCAGAGCCAGGAACCCCGTTTGCGGGTGGAATTTATTTCGGTGTATTCGGACCTGGATTTAGTAAAAGTGCGGCAAAGGTTGAGACTGGACGAGCCGGAACATCAGATATCGTTCCTCTCACAGATATTGGTCTTAATACAAAATGGGCACTCATTGTGAATGGAACTGATTTGGGTGATGAATTCAATCAATCAAATCTTAGGTACAAACATACCACAGCGAGTGAAAAGGTACAAAAAGGTAAAACATCTTTGTTCGATGGGTACTATAACACATATGGAAGTGATGGTGCGAAAAAGCCACCAGACAGTCATCTTTACAGATCCATTCGATCATACAATAAGTTTGGATTTAAAGATTGGTATTTGCCAAGTATTCATGAACTTGGCTTTATAAGTGATCAACAAAGCAATTTTGAACTACTTGTAAAACTCTCAGAAAATGGACTAAAAAGTTTTTCAAATAGATTTGTGGTTTTAAATTCAAACTATCCATATCTTACTTCAAGCAGAAAAGAACAAAAAAATTCTAGAAGAAATAAAACTATTTTTGAACTCCCAGCAGCAAACTTAGTGTATACTATGTTAATGGTCGGTGGAGGTCCACTGGAAAACTTGACAACAGTGACAGGTCTTGATAATCTATTCTCTATTAGACTTGTACGAAGAATTTATATTGAGGAGTAACCCATGTCATGTCCAACGTGTAAGAAAAAACAAGAAGAAGAATTTAGAAAAATTCAAGAGGAAAAAAAAGGAAACGCAGTAACCAGAGGTATTGGCATGATGCAAAGTTATGCCTCCGCTTTGGTTTCTCGTGGTCTTGATAACAAAAAGGTCTCTGAGACAACAAAACAGTTGCGAGTGATTAGTTGTTTTGGGGATCAACACTTAGGTGGTGAACTTCCAGCATGTCAACACTTAAAAAACAGTGAAACTGTCGGAAAGCATTTTTGTGGTGGATGTGGTTGTGGAGATCGTCAAGCCACTTGGTTGATTTCCGAAAGCAATTCATACAGTAAATTAGATCATCCAAAATTAAGTTGTCCGTTAACAATGCCAGGTTTTACAAATTACAAAAACTCTACTCCTGACGAAGCGGAATCACCCATCACACGAAAGTATTATATCGAAAACATGGATGCAAATTTAGTGAAAAAAATACCAGTTTCACTACCCCCCAAATTAGAGTCATAAAAGTGGGTGAGCCTTGGCTCACCTTTCTTTTTATACATAATCGGGAGGAAAGCCATGTCAACAGTAAGTTCAAAAGACGAATTAATTGAATATTCCTTAAGAAAACTTGGTGCCCCTGTTATTGAAATCAATATTGATCGAGAGCAGGCAGAGGACAGGGTTGACGAGGCTTTACAGTTTTTTCAAGAGAGACATTTTGATGGTGTTGAAAAAGTTTTCTTTTCTCATCAGTTAACTCAAGAGGAAATTGATAGAAGATATATTCTTACAAATGAAATTGAACGACCTAAAGGTTTTCCAGACACAGGTCCAACGGGTAGTGACATTGTTTCAGTCGTAAAAGTTTTTCAGTTTGGACCATTAAAAGGTATCCAAAGCATGTTTGATGTCCGATATCAGATGGCTTTATCTGATTATTTCGGTATTAATACAGGTTTGGGATATCAATCTAATTTAGGTTTGGCTTCTTTTGACTCTGCAAAAAGATATATCAGTATGATTCAAGACTTTTTTCAACCAGAAAAAGAAGTTCGGTTCAGCAAAGTAACAAATAGACTTTTAATTGACGCTGATCTTTCGGATCAAATCACCGCTGGAGATTTTCTTATAATTGAAGCGTATGCCGCATTAGATCCAAATGTATTTACAGAAATATACAATGATAGAATATTCAAAAAATATGTGACTGCTCTTATTAAAAAACAATGGGGAACAAACCTGTCTAAATTTGCGGGGGTTCAACTTCCGGGCGGTGTTCAATTAAATGGACCTCAAATTTATGCAGAGGCAATTCAGGAAATTCAAATCATCGAGCAAGAGTTCTATTCTCAATATGAACTCCCAATTGACTTTATACTGGCATGAAAAGTTCTTATTTTAAAGATAATTCGAGTGAACAAAATCTCGTCGAGGATCTTTCGGTAGAGTCGATTAAAATTAATGGACGAGACATGATTTATATTCCCCGTCAATTACTTGATGAGGATAGATTGTTTGGTGAGGACAATTCTGCCAAGTTTTCTAAAGGTTATGAATTTGAAATGTATATTCAATCCGTAAATGGGTTTGAAGGTGACGGTGATATTTTATCAAAATTTGGCATTCAGATTAATGACAGAATGAATTTGGTTGTTGCAAGAAAAAGATTTGAACAAGAGGTGACAACATATGAGCCCTCTATCACCCGTCCAAGAGAAGGTGATATTATTTATTTTCCGTTGAGTAGAACTCTTTTTGAAATAAACTTTGTTGAACACGAAAATCCTTTTTACCAACTTGGAAAACTTTACACTTACCTTTTGATTTGTGAAACGTTTACCTATGGACAAGAGGACATGGATACTGGATTCTCAACCGTCGATAGTCTTGAATCTAATGTTCAGGGAGTTCAAGATGACACGATTATACCTCTCAACCCTACGGGACAAACTGCTGGAGATAATGATACAATTCAAAACTTCCAAAACGATTTGAGTATTTTTGACTTTACCGATAAGGATCCCTTCAGTGAGGGTGGTTACTGATGTTTAGCACTTATTATAACGAATCTTTAAGAAAATTAGTTATCGGGTTTGGCTCTCTTTTTAATAACCTTAACGTTCGTTTTTTTGATTCAAACGGAGATATCTCTCAAACAGTTAGAGTTCCGATTACATATTCACCAAAAGAAAAATTTATCTCAAGATTAAACGAAGGTGGTTCAATTCTTGAAAATGAAACGAAAGTAAAAGCGATTCTTCCTCGAATGGGTTTTGACATAACAGGAATTAATTATGATCCAACACGAACGATAAATAAACTCACTAAAACTAGAAAAACAGACGGCCCAATAACGAGAGAAAGTTTTAATGAAGTTCCATACAACGTCTCGTTTGGCTTATATTCATTTACCTCATCAATTGATGAAAATTTACAACTCATAGAGCAAATAGCACCGTTTTTTACACCGGAGTTCAACGTCACGATAAAAATGAATGACCTTCATACAAAAGTTGATGTTCCAATTGTGTTATCAAATATAAACATTGAAGAAAATTACGAGGGTGATTTTTTCAATCGAAGATTTATCGCAACCACCTTTGAGTTTTTAGCAAAATCATACCTGTATGGTCCAATTAAAACTCAAGGATCGACTGCAAGTGGGATTATCACTGCAATTACCGGAGACTTCTATCAAAGTCTTGATGACGCTTTTGATGATGAAAGTGCTGTTGTTGCCTCGTTTGGAATTACAGGTGAAATCGTGGGAACAACAGGCACAGCCGGAACAGTTTATTATCCTGCTCACGGTAGAACAAATTAATATGGAGATGTTATGGATTCTAAGAACAAAATATCTGATGCCCTTGAAACAACCTACAAGGCAGAGGTTAACGATATAAAAAAAGAAGTCAAGGAAATTCAACTCAATGGTGATAAAGCAGACATTGATTTCAATATTACTCGAAAAAATCTAAAGGAACTCATTGATCGTGGTAGCGAAGCCATTGACGGTATCCTGAAGATTGCATCTGAGGGGGATCAACCAAGAGCATACGAGGTTGCTGCCACTCTTATCAAAACGGTTTCTGAGGTGAACACTGATCTCATGGACTTACATAAGAAGATGTCAGACATGGATAAAACTGAAGTGAATGTGAACAACACCACAAACAATGCCATCTATGTTGGCTCAACGCTCGAACTTCAGGATTTGATCAACAATGATCGAAGTTCCAGAGCGAAAGCCAGACAGGATGTCTTGGATGTGACGGAGAATTTAGATGAGTGATAAACAAAAGGGATATCTTGGTAATCCAAACCTGAAAGAAACTGGTTTGGAGATGTCCTTCACCAAAGCACAAGTTAAAGAATACATGAAATGTGCTGGGGATCCGATTTATTTTACAAAGAAATATGTTAAAGTTGTTTCGCTTGATAAGGGTTTGATTCCCTTTGATCTATACGATTATCAAAAAGAAATTGTTGATACAATCCACAATAATCGTTTCGTGATCTGCAAACTTCCTCGACAGTCTGGTAAGTCCACCACGGTTGTTTCTTACATTCTACACTACATTCTTTTCAACCAAGACATGACGGTTGGTATTCTTGCTAACAAACAAAGCACAGCAAGAGAACTTTTGCACCGACTTAAACTGGCATATGAGTATCTTCCGATCTGGTTGCAGCAGGGTATTGTAGAATGGAACAAAGGTTCCATTCAGTTGGAGAACGGCTCTCGGATCATCGCATCGTCAACATCATCGAGTGCGATTCGGGGTGGTTCGTTCAACATGATCTTCCTTGATGAATTTGCTCACGTTCCTCACGGTATCGCTGATGAATTTTTTAGTTCTGTGTACCCTACAATCTCCTCTGGACAGTCCACGAAAGTCCTGATGGTTTCCACTCCGAACGGTCTGAACATGTTCTACCACTACTGGAAGGGTGCTACAAAGGAGGCAGGGCAAATTGGAAAGAACGAGTATGTTCCCATCGAAGTTCACTGGTCGCAAGTTCCCATGTATCCCGGCGGACCTCTTCGGAATGAGAAGTGGAAGGAGGAAACGATTGCAAACACCAGCGAGATTCAATTCCAGACAGAATTTGAATGTGACTTTGTTGGTTCTGCAAACACCCTGATATCCTCGTCTAAACTTCACGCTTTGTCTTGGATCAATCCTATTGAAAGAAACAAAGACGGTTTAGATATTTACGAAAAGCCAAAACCAGAGCACAAGTATGTTTGTGTGGTGGATACAGCACGAGGACAAGGTAAAGACTACAGTGCATTTACCATAACGGACATTACACAAACACCCTATAAAATTGTAGCAAAATACCGAAATAATATTATCTCACCGATGGTATATCCGACCGTGATTAAAGCGGTCGCTGAGACTTATAATAAGGCTCAAACACTCATTGAAATTAATGACATCGGTGGGCAGGTTGCGGACGTTCTTCACCGTGATTTGGAATACGAAAATATTCTCATGTGTTCTTTCCGAGGCAGAGCGGGACAAACTATCTCTGGTGGTTTTGGTGGTTCGAACACTCACATGGGAGTGAGAACAACGAGTGCTGTTAAAAAACTTGGTTGTTCCGTTCTTAAGAGTTTGTTGGAACAAGACAAATTAATTGTCGAGGATTTGGAGATTGTGAATGAACTCATCACGTTTGTCGCAAAAGGACAATCCTATGAAGCAGATGAGGGACATAACGATGATTTGGTTATGACTCTAGTTTTATTTTCGTGGCTCACTCGACAAGATTACTTTAAAGATTTGACAAACACAGATGTTCGCATAGATATATTTGACGAGGAGATAAAAAGATTGGAGGCAGAGGTAATGCCTTTTGGTTATGTTCCCCATGTCGAAGATGACGCAAATGGAGTGTGGGACGGTCAGGATAGATGGTTTCCTTAAAAACATAAAAAAGATAAATACACTGAAAACCTGTAACTCCGGAGGACAAAAATGGCTGAAATTAAATTCATAAACACTGGTCGTGCAAGAGTTATTATTAACGTAAACGACACATCATTTGTAAACCTTTTTTCAGAGGGAGAGGGAGCACACATCTCTGCTTACATTCCTCTTGATGGATCAATTGTTGATAAACTTGGAAGCACCGCTGAAAGAAGTCAAGGATTCCTTGAAGAATCTGACATCGGAAATTGGGGCACACGATTAAGAAATGCGTCTTTTGGACAAACTGCGTTTAGTAACCCAGAAGATACAAACTTTGGTTTGTCCGCTGACTGGTATTCAGTTCAGCAATATTTGTTGTATGGTGGAAATGTTGTTGTGGGATCAACTCCAGATAACTTCACGAATGTTTTAATTGACTCCATGTATTCTACCTCCGGAAATGTTTCTCACGTTACAAACGCTATGAACTCTGCGATGTCCACAAGGGGTGGTGATTTTGTTGCCATTTTCCCAGCGGGTGGTTCAGGTTCTGGTGTGACAGCAGAGGAATTGACACCAGATACCAGCGAAGCCCATGCAGATAAGAAAATTTTTGTTTACGGATATAAAAAGCATTTGGGTTACGAAAGAAATGCAACCGACGATAGTAAATTAATTACCACATCGTGTGCTGCTGACGTTGCAGGATGTCTGGCAAGAACTGACAGAGAATTTGCTCCTTATTATTCCCCTGCGGGATTCAAACGTGGTAGAATTCTTGATGTCATAAGATTGGTGCAAAATCCAACAGAAACTGAGCAAGATCGCTTGTATGACGCAAATATTAACCCAGTTGTTACTTTTGTGGGTGAAGGAACCTTCTTGTTTGGAGATAAGACTGCTAAGGACGAAGCATCAACTCTTAGTAGAATTAACGTCTCTAGACTCTTTATCTTCCTGAAGAGAACAATTGGACGAATTGCAAGACAATTCCTCTTTGAATTTAACGACATTGAGTCACGATCTGCGTTCTCCTCTCAAGCGACTAATGTTTTGAGAGCGATTAAAGCGGATCGAGGTGTTTTTGACTTTAAAGTTCAATGTGTC